GAATTCCGATGTTTTCTGGCTGTCCTTGGTTGTTCGAGGTAAGCTGGTTTGACCCAATGTTGGCAATGTCAGACAAAGAATAGTTCTGGTATGCGTTTCTACCGGCCTGAAGCGCCTGGGAGATCAGGGCGCTAGTCGGGTCTTTACCCGTCATTTCACTAGCAACCAGCGCATTGATGGAGTTCTGCGCCATTGAGGGGAGGCTAGAAAATCCCTCAATTTGGCTTGTAATCATTGGGGCGGCGGCAGATGCGCCCATGCTTGCCAAAGTGGTCAAAGGGTCGTATTTCGCGCCTGTTAAGGCAGAAGATGTTGCCCCTTGCGCCAAAGTACCAGCAGCGTTTCCAATCAAATCCCCTGCCGTTTTCATACCGGCTTCTTGGGCAGCAAGCATTGCAGTTTGCTGAGAAGCTAGGTCGGTTCCGTATTGGGAAGCCGCCGCTGCCTGGTCGCCAAAAATACCGGCTTGTTGACCAACTTGACCGATTGCGTATGACGTTGCGGCAGACCTCAGAATGTCGCCAATGTCGCCGCCTGATGCAGCGGTTTGTGCGCCAGCCAAGAATGGCAGGAATTCAGGGGCAAAAATTGCCGTGGCAATGCTTGCAACAGGCCCAAGTTTCTCAAACCAAGATTTGTCCCTTTGTTGGGGCTGATAGACGTACTTTGCCTGGGTTAAATCTGGCGCAGATGCTATGCCAGTATTAGGATCAACTTTGATGGAACCCTGCAAAAAACCTTGCGCGTTAGGGCTAAAAACAGAGTATTTGTATTCATTTGGGTTGCCCGTTGGCGTCAAGCCAATGGGGGCAGAACCATCGTTGCGGTTTAGCGAATAACTACCGTCAGATTGCGTAAGTCTGTAGGGATAGTTAACATCGCTAAATCCACCCAAAAAGCCAAAACCACCCTGACCCTGATACAGTTTGGTCAAAGAGTTTTGTATAGCTTCTTGCGGGGTTGTATCGTACCCAACATCATCTAATGTGACTTTAGGATACAGCTTTTGAGCTTCTGCTAGTGTTGCCTGTCGGATCGGCAAATATCTGGCCTCACGCTCTGCAATAGCCGCATTAACAGCTTCTTTGCTTGTTAATGGAATTGTTGTGTTTAATAAACCACTAAAGGGTGTTGACTGCGTAACTGGTGCAGGAGTTGGTTCAGGCGTTGGGGTAGGTGCTGGAGCCGGTGCTGGAGCCACAGGTTGTGCAAGAACCTGGTCACGATTCATCACAGCATTACGATACGGAGCAAATTGCGGTTGGGTGTTAAAAAACCAATCCCAACCCATCATGTCAACCATCCATTGGTTGCCAGAATTTAACCAATCTTGTGCGCCCTGTGCGGCTGATCTTTCTTCTGCTGAATAAGCCATGTCTTTTCCCGTTTAAGGAGTTACCTGATTGACGGTCAAAATAATTGACGGAGAGCCAGGTCGAGTTGGGCCTGAAGCCGCTGGATAGTATCTGATCGATGAATTGCCCGTTGCCGTTGACCAAACAAGCTGAAGATAGTCTCCCGCCTGTGCCGACAAAAAGTAATTCCATCCTTGAATAATGCTGCCAGGTGTACCGCCGTGAGAGTTTGGAACGGTGATAGCGCCGCCAGAATCAGTTATATCTGTGCCATTTTTACGCAACCACACAAACACATCATCAACAGATGTATTGGTGTTGTAAAACTGAATGCTGAATTGTATGTTGTACGTTCCAGGATTCAGAAAGTTGATCTTGCTACCGCTACTCAAGGATATGCCGTTAACCATATCCGTAGTGTTGTAGGTAATCAATGTCGCCGTGTTAGCGGCTGCTGTTTGCGTAGTGGTGTCGCTAAAAGAAGCAAAGTACCACAAGCCACCCAATTTCAGCAAATACATTAACCATTCCCTAGAGGGGCGGTTTGTCTGCATATCCAAGAATGGACTTCTTGGAATGTTGATGTCGCCGATGTTATTGGTTGCCATCAGTTTTCCCCGACAGAGGCTTTCAGATTGGCAGAAACAATTACAGCATTAACAGGATCAGTTACAACAACCTCAAACACACGGTCACGGGCCATGCCTAGACGCCGCCAGATTGCGCGATTCTTGTATTTACCAATAGCACCAATGCTGACCCAATATTCACGCGACCAGGTTGAGCCACCATCGTTAGACCAGCGCAGCATGGCTTGAGGATTGGTTGTAACGTCCCCTGTGCTTGCAACAGTTCTGTTGGCTATATACAGCGTCACGTTAGGGGCAACCGTCAAAGTTGCGCCAGGATAAATGTAATACGGGTCACCAATATAGTTGTTGGTGTCTTGCGTTGATAAGCCAGTAGTCCCAACACCAGGCTGAAACTGAATCTGGAACTCGTCAAAGTATTGACGTTGCAGATCGGTCACCAAATGAGGAGCGCGGCGAACTCTGCGGATTTCCTGTCCGTCATCCGTGTAGACTTGTTTGCTCAGTTCGTACAGCTTACCGTTTTCATGGTCGCCAACAATAACCAGACCTTGGAACAACGCAGAGCAATTGCCACGGTGACGGTGGTAAACGTTGTCGTTATCCACCCATAGCCACTTGTGCCACATCTGAGTTGTAGCGTCATACGCCCAAGTTAGGTCGAGAGTCGGGAAGCTGACAACATAAACCTCGTGGCCTTCTAGTTGGTAAGTCCAGGCAATTGCGTCATCAATGTATTGGTTTTGCAGCGTGTTCTCAACAGCGTGAGTAGAAATCCGTGTTGGCGTGTAGCCGTTCATTTGAACGATCTGACCTTGACCGCGAATGTTGCGCGACACATAAGCAAACGAATTGCCAACCCGAGCAACCGAGAACACAGACGCAATACCGTGTTGGGTAGACGTACCTGGGATTCGCTGGAATGGGAAAGGAACCGCACCAACATCAACCCAGACCTCGGAGGAGTTTTCACCAAGCAGGTAAATCTCTCGATGGTCAACAATCAACGAAACCAGATCGTCAGGAGAACCATCTTTTAGCCCGTATGACAACTGAGGAGATACAGGACTAAGAAAGTCAGAAGAACCCCATTGCTGCGTGCCGGGATTGTTATAAACGAAATAATTGTCAACAATGTCCACGGTGTTTCCACCAGAAAACGCGCCATCAGTAGACGGAATCTGGGTGAAGTTCAGCGCATACAGAGTCGTTGACCCCACCGTTTGCGAGGTGCTGACGGTGTACGTTCCCGCCCCACCAGTGCCTGAAACAAGCGCAGTAATCATGGTGTCGGCAGTTACACCAGTACCCTGAATGGTTTGACCAACATACAGCGTGCCAGAAGTTACCGCAGAAACGGTTAGCGTTGTGCCAGAAATTGAGCCGGTCACAATAGCACCAGCCGCAGCCGTAGACATATCCTCAGATGCGATTGTCTGAGAAATATTGATTGTGTAAGTTCCCGCGCCGCCAGTACCAGTACCAAGCGCGGTAATAACGGTTTCGTTGGTAACACCAACCCCAAACACCTGTTGACCAACAGCCAACGTGCCGCTTGTTACAGTAGCAACTGTCAACGTAGTTCCAGAGATGTCGCCACGGAAAATCGCCGCAGCAGGGGTCGAAATGCGCCAGGTGTAACGATACGCACCGTCAACAATATAAACGTTAATGCCGTTGTCGGTGATGCCAACCCGCCCCGTAGAGGTGTTCAAAAATCCAACGATTGTGGGCGTCAGATTTGACGACAGAACGTAGACGTAAGGCCCAGATACGGCAACAAGCTGTTCACCACCGGAAACAGTACGCAAACCACGGATTTCGCCGTAGTTAAGCACCGCCTGGGTGACTAATCCAGGGGTCGGATAAAGGGCAACAACGCCACGAACGCCAGGCTGTTTAAGCGGATCAACTTCAGGAAAGAAGTTAATACATTCCTGTGCATCTTGGTAAATGCTTGGAGCTTCGTAAGACGGGCCGACAAAACCAAAGTCAGGCATAACTATTCCTTTGGAACGTATGATTTACCTGCCAAAAGCGTTTTGACAGAAGGCAAACTAATTCCATACTGCTTTGCAAGCTCTTTAGCAGAGATGCCTTCCTTCCTTTTTTGTCGAATTTCCTGCGCTTGAGACATTGACAATTTGCATCTTGGCCCTTTTGCGCCAGAAAAATCAGGCGAACGCCCTTTGGCAACTTTGTCAGCCATGTTATCAGCGTGCGTCCCAACGAACAAATGTCTTGGGTTGCAACACGATGGATTGTCGCAAGTGTGAAGTAAAAAGCCTGAATCGCTTGTGCTAGCAGGCGCACTGAGCGTGATTGTGTTTGGGTACGCCAAGTCAAAAATAACTCGATGGGCATAGTAACCATGGTCATTGATCCATGTTCTACCATACCCCTCTTTATTTTTGTAACCCAACCATTCCCAGCAATCATCTTCACCCTTCTTGTTTACTTTGCTCCAAAGAACATCAGGAGTGTTTGCCGGCCTTCCAGCATTCCTAACTTCTCTGTTTACCTGCTTGCGGTAACGCTCACGATCACGTTGACGTTTTCTTTCAATCGCTTCCTCTTTGGTGTACATGGTTTTCTCCTTTTCAAGTACACCCAGATTATAGCGGAATATGTCACCTGAAGAAACCCCCCGAGAGAATCCATCCAGCATCTTTGGCTCTCCCCACCAGCAACGAATCAGGATAACGCGCTGTCTGCATAGGCGTCATGTTGTTGCGCTTGATCGTAGACTTTGATTGCGCTGCGTATTGCTGAATCATCGCAATCTGCACTTGAGAGGCTTTGCCGTACATAGGCATCAAACGCTCTGCCAAACACCATCTGAGAGCCATCTGATAGCCTTGCGGGAACAGAATGGTGTCGTTGATGGTTTCGTAGCGGGTAAAAATCGTGTTGGCGAACAGGTGCATCTCGCCTTGTGACGGGTTGGGCCACACAAACACGTTGCCAGAATCTGCGCCGGGATTGTAGTAAATCGCCTTGGGCCACGGGCCGTTCAACGTCTTTAGTCCAATCATTTCGTAATCTTCAAGCGCCAACACCGCTACGGGATAGTCCAAACCGCCAGAGATGATCGGCTGACCGTTAGAGGTCGTGTTGATACGCACAAAAGCCGAGTTAATCTGCAAAGGCTTTTGGTAATAAGCGGTGATCGTGGTCGAGGCAACCGATTGGTTAATGTTGACCTGATACGTTCCCTGTTCGTTGACGTTACCACCTGCGCCGGTCAGGAATTGGGTAATCTTTGTTCCTGCCTGGATTCCCGTACCGCTAAGAGTCTGTCCTTGGGCAACCGCGCCAGAGTTGATGCCGGTAACGGTCAAGACGTTTCCAGAAATGGAGCCGGTGAACGATGCGCCAATGAAGTTCTGAGTGCTAGGGTCTGGGCCAATTGTGTACTGAACCTGACCAGCAATGACGGGGAAAATGATCTCCGTCACGTTGAAAACCATCATGTTTTCGTTTGACCACTGGTCGATCATGTCGTTCAGCATATCAAACGCATCCTGCGCTGCGTCAGGGGTCGGTGTCTCTCCTGCTTCCAATGCGCCGATGTCTTTTAGGGCTCTGCTAATAATGTCTATCGGCTGAGTCATTTTGTGTCCTTATAGGTCAGGAGTGAACACCTGGGGCATCCAAGGGGCAACTACAGGTTTACGGCTTGCCAACGCCTCTAATTGCTCCTCTAAGCGGGATTTTATGACGCATTTCCCGTCACGCATAGACAATCCCTCAATCCAGCCAATCACCATTCCCTCGGTCACATCAGCAAAAGGGATCGTGGCGTTTCCCTCGAAAAACCAGTTTCCCTCCGTGTCTACAGAGAACCCATCTGCCTCTGCGGTAACGTGATATTTAGCAGATGTGATGCGCCCATCTTCAGCCTGAAGATCGGTCACGCTCCACTTGTAGGATATGGGTGATTGCATGGTCAAGCCCAGGGCAAAGGCGTGTTCTGTGGGCTAACAGGCGGGTTAATTTGGCTGTCAATTTGCCCTTGTACGTTAGCCTCATAGTTAGCAATTCCTTGTGGCCCAAGTTGATTCTGAACCCAACCAATAACAATGTCTTGCGTTAGCTGGTTATAAGGAATAAAGGTTCCAGATTGATTGCTGTCAAAGGTGGAATTACCACCAATTGATGCCGTGTATTGACCATCCACGCCTGTCAAAGTCCACAACACATTGACCACATAATTAGGGTCAGGTTGTTGAACCGTATACATTGCATCAATTGTCCAGGTGTAAGTCGTCATTTTATTTTCCTTTCAGGGTTGCAATTTCAGCCTTGGCTGCGTCAAGTTCTGCTTTGAGTTGCTTAATAGCATTGATGGTGTACCAAGTCAAATTGTCAGGATCAACAGACATAACTCCACTAGTTTCCTGTTTTACGCAATCAGGTAACACCTGTTGAAGTTCTTGAGCAATAACACCAAGCTGAACGCCATTTTTTTGAATAGCATCACTGGGTTTGAGTTCGGGATCAACTTCTTCAGGCAGGCGGTACTCAAAGTTACGCACCTGAATTTGAATCAGTTTTTCAAGGCCAACATTATTGTCAACAATGTTTTTCTTGAGTCTGCGGTCAGAAGTGGTAGACCATGTTGATGAATTGTTGCCTTGATATACGCCACCAGCACCAGGGTTGATAAAACCAGTGTTACTGCCTTTGCCTTGACCGTCACCAGAAACAACAATACTGTTGTTGTCTGTACCTGCGTTTGTTCTAGTATTGTTTCCAATTAAAACATTATTAGTTCCAGATGTTAGAGCAACAACGTATTGACCGGCTTTATGTCCAACGCAAGTATTTTCAGTTGCGTTAATAATACTGTATCCTGCCTGCAAACCAATACACACATTCCGGCTCGGCGAACCTGAGGAATACATAGCTTGATAGCCAATAACGGTGTTGTCACTACCTGTGGAGTTAGTGTACCCAGCCTGATAGCCAAGAGCAGTGTTGTTAGAGCCGGTGGTGTTAGAACGAAGCGTGTTGTCCCCTAATGCAACATTATTGTTTCCTGTGGTATTAGCTTGAAGCGAAGAAACACCGATAGCCAAATTTGGCGTTCCTGAGGTGTTTAACGTTAGCGCACTAGCTCCAATCGCAATATTGCTGCTTACCGTTGTGCTAGACCGCAACGCCTGACCGCCAATAGCAATATTGTTTGATCCACTGGTATTTGCAGAAAATGTATTAGTTCCAGAACCAACCCCAAAAGTTCCAAGAACAATATTACCTTCACCAGTAGTTAAAGCCGCCGCAGCACCACTACCAACGACAATATTCCTAGTGCCGCTGGTGATTGCGTTCATTGCGTTGTTTCCGAGTGCTGTGTTATGAGCAGCAGTCGTAGATGCGTTACCTGCACCATTACCAAAAAACGCTATTGAATTTGCAGAATCTGTTTTACCAAATACAGTTCCCAAGGTGGTAGGTGTTGCAGCAGAAGCTGCAATAGTAGCCCACGAAAGCGTCCCAGTTCCGTTGGTTGTCAATGCTTGACCGCTAGTTCCATCAGCAGAAGGAAGCGTCCAAGTGACGTTAGAAGCAACAGTCGCTGGAGCCTGGAAAGCCACCCAGTTACTATTGTCAGAATCTCCTAGACGCAAATCGCCTTGAGAACCAATTTGCAGATTGCTTCCGTCCCAGGTGAAATTAGACGACCCGGCAAAAGCGCCAGAGCTGTTAAACTGAACCTGCGTATTTGAGCCGGCAGCGGCGGTTGTAACAGTTGCAAACGACAAGGTTCCAGAACCGTTTGTAACAAGAGCTTGGTTAGCCGTACCATCTGCGCTTGGAAGCGTGAAGTTAACTGTTGATGCGGTGTTAGGGCCAATCAGGTTGATAGCCCCGCCCAAGTTTGCTTGAAAAACTAGAGTTCCCATATCGTTTCCTTATGGCGCAATGATTAGCTTGTTGCTGACAGTCAGAGCCCCGGTTGAGGGATTAAATGACAGTTTAGTTGAGGATACTTTTTGCGGCAAATTACCAGTGTTTGCGGTTACCCAGGTTGGATAAACCGTGGCATTGGTAGTCGTGTCATCTGTAATCGCCGTGTTGGTGGCGTTGGTTGCAGTCGTTGCAGATGTTGCACTTGTTGCGGTTGCTGCGTTGCCACCGATGGACAGGCTAGACGCCGTACCCGTCAAACCCGTACCGGCTCCGCTAAATGATGTTGCACTCAGCACGCCAGTTGACGGGACAAACGACAACTTGGTTGAGGCGGTCTTGACAGGCAGGTTGCCAGTTGTGGTCGATACCCAGGCCGGGTAAACAGATGTCGCCGTGATCGTGTCATCCGTAACCCCCACATTTACAGCGTTTGTGGCATTGGTAACGGCAGTCGTACCGATTACAGCGACCACTTGGGCGGCAGTTGCGGCGCTGAAAGCAGCCGTTCCGTTGCCGTAAGCCAATCCGGTCAGAGTTGTAACGCCCGTCCCGCCGTTGGCAACCGCAACCGTTCCAGTCACATTTAGGGCAGTCCCGCCAATAGACAGACCAGAGGCAGTCCCGGTCAAGCCAGTACCCGCCCCGGTAAACGATGTGGCGGTCAAAATGCCCGTAGAAGGGTTAAATTGCAGCTTGGTAGAACTAACGTATTCGGTGGTCAAATTACCAGCCGTAACAGACGCAAACAGCGGATAACGGGTAGCGTTTGTGGTCGTGTCGTCCGTTACCGTGGCGTAAGCCGTAGGCGTTGTCCATGTCGGGGCGCTTGATCCGTTGGAGGTTAAGACCTGTCCTGAAGTGCCAGCAGAGACAAAAGATGTAGCGCCAGCACCAGACTGATAGGGAACATAACCAGCGCCGCCACCAGCGAGATTGGTCGCAGTTCCAACCGAAACCGTACTGGAGGCAACGTTTTTCCAGTATTGATCTGCGGTGCTGTATTGAAGCAATGACCCGTCTGACGGGGTTCCTGTAATCTGGACGTTTTGGTCTGTGCCACCAAGCTGAGAGCCTGGAAACAAGGACACAAACATCGACCCCGAGCCTCCAGACCCGTTGTTGATGACAATACCAACTTCAGCCTTTAGATTAGGCGCAGAGGGCTTAGTAGCGGTTAGCGCACCACCACCCGCCGGGTCATACCAAAGCGTGTCGTTGTTGTTGTAGGCAGAAAGGTTAAATCCTTTTACAACGCCATGATTAACAACCCGACCAAAGCTACCAGACGCAATTGGTTCGCAAGCAATACCAACGATGGCATTTCCATCCGTTAATCCTGCGGTCGAGGGGCCAAATTGAATCACGCCAGACGCGCCAACCACGCCGGTTTTGATAATAACTTGACCAACGGAAATGGTAGATGACGCTTTGCCGTAGGTGTATAGAACCTCGCCAACAGGCATCACTAGGCTTGATCCACCATCTAAGCCAACGTTTAACGTCCCGGTGGAACTCCAATACAGCTTTCCATAAGCGTAAGTCGCACCTGCCGAAACATTCAGTTGCAGGTAATCAGCGCCTAAATTGGTCAGCCCGGTAGCTGTTCCACCCGTAATCGCCACGCTATTAGCGTTTTGGGTAGACATGGTTCCCAACCCGGTAATGGCGGTGTTGGGGATGGTCGTGGAGGCGGTTACAGCGCTTGTATCGTTGCCGTAGAGGTATCCGGTCAGACCGAGCGTTTTAAGCGTGTTAAGGGCCGCAGAACCGCCCGTGATTGCTACGCTGTTGGCATTCTGCGTGGACATCGTGCCCAAGCCGGTAATGTCCGTGTTCGGAATCGTGGCAACAGTCGTAAATGCCGTGGTTCCGCTTGCTTTCAGATAACCAGCAGTAAACGTTGTTGCGCCCGTACCGCCATAGCCAACGCCAATCGTGTTAGCGTTCCAAGTCCCCGCGGTTAGCGTCCCAACACCAGTAATTCCGGTGTAAGAACCAGAGATTCTGGCGGTATCAATTGTCCCAGACGTAATCTGAGAGGCGGCAATTGCAATCGATGTGTCTGTAACAGAAGTCAGTTGACCCTGTGCATTGACCGCAAACACCGGCACAGATGACGCAGAACCATAGGTTGTAGCGGTTACACCCGTGTTTGTGATGCTGAAAACGTAGTTATTTAGCGTTAGACCTGTTCCAGCAGAATACAGGGCATTGACGCTGAAATAAGACCAAGTAATCGGTGTTACACCAAGTGTTCCACCCGGTTGAGCAGGGCAATACCAAGCAGAGCCACCCAAAGTCGTGCCGGTTTCAATGAAAACGACAGCGGAAACAAATTCATCCCATGTGTTGGCATCTGCCGATCTAGTCCAAGGGCCAGAACTAACCACATAGATACCGTTGTCGGCTGCGGCTAACTGGTTCTTGACCAGAATACGCATTCCAGCGGTTAGGGAGGCAAGCCATTCGCCTCCTGCTTGAGTCCCAAGGCCAGAAAGCGTGATGTCTGCGGTTGTCCCGTAGTTGACGGGCGGCTTCCAGGCAATGCCAGCAACGTAGGCGTCAACATATTGCTTGTTTGCTATGTCGTTGTTGGCTGACGGAAGCGTTGAAATCGTGCCAGTTGTCGTGGCGATATTAGTGAAAACACCAGTAGAGGGTGTCGTAGCGCCGATCGTTGTGCTATTGATCGTGCTATTTGTGATGTTTAACCCAGATTGGCTTGGGTTAACAGTCGCATAAAACGGCTGACCCTGACCGATAAATGTCTGAAACGTCCCGTCTACAGCGAAATACGCTTGAACGGGTAGCAGATTCTGGTCACTTACTGATGAAGGGTCAGCCATATTCTTACGATTGATCTGCTGCGGGAGTTACATACAGAGTAGTGGTATCGCTACCGCCACAGATTGCCGACAAATAATAAGGCGTTGTCGGGGTCGCAAGAATCAACGGCAAGGTCATGTTCCCAGGGAGAACAAAGTCACCGTTTGTACCATCCGTGGGAAACACCGGGGTTCCGACATTAGCGTCAGTTGTACCCCAACGAATCGCACACGGCTTGGTTCCAACATTCAGGAAACTGGTGTAGTTCACCTGGTCGTTGGTGTTGTCGTCAATCACAACGTTGGAGTGACCCGTAGATGTGACCGCAAGGGCTACTGTAACCCCTGCATTACGCTGGACTGTAGACGATGCCATTTTAGACAGCGTTGGAGGCCAACGGCAACGATTCTGCGCGATCAACCACAACGGTGTAAGTACCAGCGGCAGCGGAGGCCGATGAACCCGTAGCGTTGATGAATTGGATCGTCAGAGTGTCAGCGGCAGAAACGTAAGCGTTACCAATGCCAACGCCCGTGGTTTGGGCGGCGGGAAGGCTAACTTTGACAGCATCGCCAACTTGCAGACCTGGGACGGTAACGTTCTTGGATGCGCCAGAGGTGGCAACAGTCGTTGCGGTGACAGAAACACCCATAATGAACGAATTAAGGATGTTTCCACGCAAAACGGTGGTTTGCAAAGCCATGATTTCTCCTTAGAGATAAATTGATTTTAACCAGAAAAAGAGAAAAAGCCACCCCTTTTTGAGAGGCGGCTTTTCTGTTTCATCGCGGCTAATTAAGCAGCGATAAGACCCAAAGCCTTCAGAGCTTTGACAATGTCGCCAACCGTGTAAGCGGTAGAGCCAGAACCGCCAGTGAACGTGGTGTTCACATAAACAGCGGTGGTCGAACCAGCGGTAACGGTGGCGGTGTTGCCAGAAGCGGTCGGTTGGGTGGAACCCGTAGCACCAAAGAAGGAAACCAGACCGCCGTTGGGGGCGATTGCGGTTCCGTCAGTGCTGTCACCATCAATCAGATAGTGCGGGCTGGTGGTAACGGCAGGGCCGTTGTTGGTGTAGGTAGTAGGAGACAAAGCCATGATTTATTCCCTTTCAATTAAGCTGCGACACGGCAAGCGAGTTCGGGGTACAGAGGAGCCCAACCATACAACACGTCCAAACGGGTCGGGATCGAGTCGTTGTTGATCGTGTACTGGCGAACCACACGCATCGACAGGCCGATTTCCTTGTCGGAAGCGCGACCGGCGAAATGCACACCTTCCGGCAGTTCCAGATCAGCCACTGCCAACGTAAACGCATTGCGGTGCATGATGATGTTCTGCGGAGAAACCGTACCCGTCTTGTTGAAGAAGTTAACGGTAGCCGTAGAGCTGGTGCTCGGAATCGTCACGTTCTGGAATTGACCAGCGGTGATGACTGCGGGGCTGACGGTCACGTTAAAGGTTGCGCCAGTGCCAGAGGCAGCGGCTTTCACCACAAAGTTACGCAGCTTGTTCGAGCCGTAGGCTTGACGGTTCTGGGGGTTAACAGCGTACACGCCATCAATCGTAATCACATCGCCAGCGTTCAGGGAAACTGCGCCGGTAGAGGTAATGCTGATCGTGGAGGACGATGCCCAACCAGAGGTCAGGAAGCCCGTAGCAGCGGTCGTGGAACACACAGCCGTACCAGCGAACGAACCGAACGTCTGGGAAACCACGTTCTGATCCATCTTCCAGTTCATGCCAGCAGAGTCACGGCCCATCAGACCTTTACGGTACTGCTCGCCAATGGCTTCCTGGGGAACGAACAGACCTTTCAGGCTGTCAACAATGGTTGCGCTTGTGAACGGTTCAACGATACACGAACGGCGACCATCGCGGGGTGCGCCTTCAGCGTCCAGATACGCACCTGCGGTCAGGTAGGTAATCAGGCCGGTGGGGGGCGTGCCAGCAGTACCAACGATGTTGGCGGTTTGCAAGGTAGCCATCGACAGACCGTCACGGTCAATCTTGTTGGCGATAGCGGCAACGGCGGGCTTCAGCACGCGATCCGAGAACATATCCAGAGACAGGGCCAGGTCTTGAGTCGTGAACTGGGTGTCAACGTGGAATTGGGTGCTCAGAGTCACGGGCACGCTCGTCTCGTTGAAATCTTCAACGTTCAGGGCGGGGCCAGTTGTACCGATGAAACGACCCGGACGGCGAACGTTGACCGTGTTACCGATCTTCGCGCCGACCACAGCGAACTGGTCGTCATAGTTGCGGTCTACTTCACTGGTAAAGGTCAACTCGTTTTCCAAGACCATCAACGCTTCGTTGGTGATCTTGCTAATAGTTAGCAAGGTATTTGACATTTGGTTTCCTTAAAAAGATTAGGTTTACCGAATCTTTCCTGCTCTCCTGGCTTGCTTCCAGGCTTGGTAACTGCCTTCCCACACACCATCGCTGGACATGGGGACATCTACTGCGCCTTTGCTTGCTCGGATCGGCCTGATAGGTTCGGGGGCTTTGCTTTTGACTACAGGAGCGCTCGTTTCTTGAGGTTTAGTCTCAAAACGGGCCTCAAGTTTTCCAATTTCTCTCAATGCGCTGATCGGAGGCAATTTGGCAATCTTTTGGGC